TCGTGAAGAGTCTTATACATAAGCACAGACATATGCTGCGGATACATCTTAAACTGCAACACTATGTTTCTTAAGTCACCACGGAAATAGCGGGGCTTGTTGATAGTGTTGTAGTTAAACATGGTCTTCTGCGTAAGGTCTCTTGCATCCTGTAACGAAGCATCGTATGCTTTCTGGGGGGTATACCCTTTTTCTATATACTTGTTATAGGCTAACTCAAACGAAGACATGAAAGCTGTTTCACGGTTATACTTTTCTGCTGAGTGGAATGGTAAGCTAGCGTAGTACATAAACTTCTGCCATCTTCCTGTGTATTCATTAGCAGGTTGTTCACCAATAGCGGCAGCCTCGTGGGTCAGTGTGGTGTCAATAATGCCCCTGGCAACACCCTCGTTATATACATCAGCCAAAGTAGCAGGACGCAAAACCCCATCCTCATCAGCGATCATCGGACCACCTTTAACTGGATGATTTTCTAGTTCTGCACGGGATAAAGACAAGAACTCTATGCGACCTGTAGTTGTGCTGCGGAACCCTGTACCACCCAAGAGCCTGTTGTATTTAGCTAATGCAACCGTGGTGTTTGTCATGCCATACTTAGCAGCAGCGTTTGGAACGTAGATACCTGGTATAGCCAGCATGTTTACAATAGCAGAGGCAGGCGAAGTTAAGAAGTGTAAGAAGCCGAACTGTGTAAGCCCAGTAGTTAAACCGCTTTGCTTGGGTGGCTCTAGAATAGCGTTCTTAAGGTTAAGCTCTAATTCGTTAACGTAGTCTCTAAGCCGAGTGCGTTCCTCAAGCGGAACAGTTTTTAAGAACATCCTAGCTGCTTCTAAAGTATCAAACAACTGAGGCATGTGCTGGAAACGAGCTCTCTGATAAGCCACACGCTGGCGAGATACAGCAAACGCACGGAGCATGTCGGCACTTGGGCCGGAGATATTATCACGATGCAAGAACATTTTTTGAATACTTTGGGTTGGCAACTGCTCCATGTAATACTGGTCGAAGTTGTCTTTTAAAGCATCCCGCAACGAGTTAATCTCGTCGGCTTTGACACTAGCATCTGTGCTAGCAATTATGTTATCTGTCTCTGCATCAATGCGGTCTTTAAGTTTTTGTAGGTGTGCTATATCAGCTAGGCGCTGACCGAATCCTTCGCTAAACCCTTGTCCAACATCAAGCATTCCGTTAGCCTGATCTTCTGTCATGCCGGAGGCTATAAGCTTCTGTTTCTGTTTCTCTAGTTCCTGTTCTCTAGCCCAAGCATCTTCAAACTGCATAAATATCTTGCTCTTACCTTTGCCAATTTGCAACCAATAGTCACCAAAACGTTTGATTGGGAAGTAAGGACGGATCATCTCTTTAGTAATCTCTTGGTGCTCTTTGCGGATGATCTCGTTTATTTCGTCTGGGTCGGTTCCCTTAGCTTCTTCTCTAGATCTAATGCGTTGCAACTGGATAGCGATGTACTCTTTAGCCCGCTTCTCATAGAACTTGCGGACATCTCTATATATCTTTAAAGCCTTTGGACCGTCAGGACCAGCAACCATAGCAGCCCATGCTTTCTTCAAATCGGCATCGGCTTGGAATTTTACGGCGTCATGCCCAGCACCTTGTGGGTCTGGGTCAATCTTTTTAATGGTAGCCTCAATCATCATGTTGCCAAGCTGCGTGGCTTTTTCTGGATTGGTCTCTAAGAGCTGGCTCCATTCTTTAATAGACTCGTCACCCTCAGCAAGGATTCTGTTGCGGGTGTTAATCATGGCGTCTACTTCTTTAACATACTGCTTAAACTGCGGCATGTCACTGCCAACCATGTCTGTAATTTGGTCTAAGGTTAAAGCACCCAACAGATATCGACGGTATTGCTCGTTAGTGGTGCCTAAGAATTTTTCTAAGTTTTTCTTGTTTAAGTCTTTCCATTTAACTTTGCCCTTAATAAGAGATGTCAAGAAGCTAAGCCGCTCTTGGACGTTAAGCTGGAATGTTTTCTTACTACTGACACTAAACGAGTTTGGCGCAAACAGGGTATTAGTTACTGCAGTTGCACCGTAATTAGCTGAGAACAGTACGTCGGCGTTGGCTAGTGTATGGAATAAAACGTTGTCTACCCCAAACAATTTAGCTACAGTCTGTATAAACTTAGACCATGCAGACATATTAGAACCCATCGCCGACTTCATCTGACGAAGCTCTTTCTGGAACTCGGCGTTGCTAAATGCTTCTGCTACAAACTCATGCACATTTTTGTATGCGTTATGGTTTGGGTTTTTAGTGTGGGCTTTTGCATAGCGGAATAAAGTGTTTAAATTATCTAAAGATTTTCTTTGTTGCTCGGTTAGCTTTGTGGGGTTGTTAATTGCCCAGTGGGTAGCAGCATGGGTAAACTCGTGCATGACGGTTTGGTTGTTGTTCCCGCCAAAGACCGTGTTAAATGTAGCAGCGTTTTGTGTAACGAAGAACGTACCACGAGCCTGTAAAGACGTTATGCTATTAGAATATACTTTATTGATGTCAATTAGATCCTGCTTAAACATCTTAGGGTCAATACCTAACTTGCCTTCAGCTAAAGCTTTGAAAGAGTCGTGCATCCCAGTAAAACGGTTAAGCATATTAGCTGGGTTAAAGTGTTTCTCATAGACGTCTGGTCTTACAGTTTGTATCCAAGTGATTACACGATTTTGTTGCCCCTCTATTTTCTTTAACTCATTTTGTATTAGGGCGTACTGTTGGTTAAAGCTAATCTGCGTGTTAAGCCCAAGCTCCATAAGCCGACTGGCAAACTCAGAGAAGAACTTACCGGCTGTATCTTTAATTGCTTTTAAAGCACCCTGAATATCGTTTGCCTCAATAGCCTGCGCCACCCGTGGGTGTACTGTCTTACTCATATCCGCATCAGCTTGATCTGCTTTAGGGCTGGAGTTAAGTATTTCAGGGCGGTATGTGGGTTTTTGATTAAACGCCGATTTAATTTGGTTTGGGCTAAACGCAACTACTTCTGAAAGAACTCCATCTCTGTATTGTAAGATGCCGTCATAACCTTTAGCTCGAGCACGAGTCATTACTTCTTTAGTAATTCCGCCTTTATCTTCATCAGCCTTTTCAACTATGGCTTCTGCTTTGGCTTGTGGCACGCCGAGTGCTACCAATAAATCTACAGCCGGATTAAAACGTCTATCTTTAGTATCAATGATTAATGGATTTTGTATGTCTGCAAATACAGGTATAACGTTGCCACCAACTTGTCCCGGCGCTAATTCTCCGGTTCTATAGGGCTCTCTTAGTTTGTCTATATATTCTTGCGATAATTTTCCCTCGGCTTCCATAGCATCTATCATTTCAGGGGAAGGCATACCTGTATAAGTATCTGCAAAATTAGTGTCCGGAGTTAAATAAATACCAGAACCTAAAGAACCTTCTTTGCTTAGTTTGAATTGGGCTATTCCTTCGCCTTTTTCACCGGTTGCGGTTGTGCCATGGAATAGCGGTATTAATTGTCCGCTTTCGTCCCTTACTTTAGAATCTTTAAAGTACTCGTTAAACTCTGCGGTTTGTGGTGCCGACGGCGCATTTAGCTGCGACTGCTCTTGCTGTAGCTCGTCTTGTAGTGCTTGTTGTTCTAAGCGGGTTAATTCATTTAAATAAACCTCTGCGGCTTGTTTGCCTCTAGTTTGCTCTATATTCTGCGCTGTCTGTAAATTAGCCCTACTAATTTCACCTTTAAAATCATCTTGGGCTGACTTAATTATTGGTGCATTTATTCTAGCCTGATTAGCATTTTTAATAAACGCTTCTTCTTCGTCTACTAATGCTTGGTATTCTTTGCCTTTTTTAGAAGTAGCTAGCGGTACTCTGCCAGTCTTAGTTAATAAAGCCGCTCTTTTATCTTGAAACTCTTTAGCTTTTGCGGCTATTTCTTCGTCTGTTAATGCACCCTGCTGTGTTTCTTCTCCCACTCCAGGTTTTCCAGAAGTTCCTTGATCTCCACCCACGCCCCCAGTGGTAGATGTTGTAGTTGTTCCGGCGGTTTCTCCAGCTTCTGTCTTCTCAGATACAGAAACGCCTCGCTTAGTAGCTCCGGTGTCAGTTCCAGCTCCTGTCTCATCTGCTTTACCTTCTTTCTGTATCCGTATCATGTTATCGACGATTGCGCCGATTTGCTCTTCTGTCGGTGTTTCTCCCCTTGCTTCTAGGTCGCTTCTTACTATGTCGGCTAATTCGGCACGTTGCTTCTTGGTGTAATACTCTTTGCCTGCTTGAACACCAGCACCTAATCCACCACCTACTATAGCACCCTCTAACATCTGCTCGGCTAGCTGCGCAACATCTACGCCTTTTACAGTACCGGCTGTACCACCAAGATATCCTGCACCTTCTTCTAATGCTTCTGTTCCGGCTTGTAAGCCTGCTTCTTTACCTACTCGCCTTGTTGCTGTGGCGCCTTCTGCGCCAGCTTTGCCTTTAATCAATGCTTTAGTTGCAAATCTTTCTAAATAAGCTTGTACAACAGCAGCGCCAGCAGCGGCAGTAACGTCAGCAATAGTGGCTTCTTCTAGTGGCTTGTTGTCATTAGCTAAGCGCTCATTTAATGTTTCGTTAGTTAGAGCTACTAAATAAGCAGGAGTTGCCACAACTGCTGCAGCCATGTCCGGCGACGACGCTATAATTCGCTCGGCAATAAACGGCACAACTAATAAGGGTTTACCCGGTAACTCTCCAAGTTTTGTAGATGGCTCATAGCCAATCTCTTTGCCGTACTGCCTTAGTGAGTTAGCCCAGTTAAACAGCGGTTGTAGTTGCTGCTCTTCTTTTATCTGCTCTGGGGTTAAATTACTTAGTGGCAGTGCAGTCTCAAGTTTGTCACCTAAGTTCTCTGCTACACGAGCAACAGCCTCAACACCTTCACCTGCTAAGCTAGCAGTACGAGCTACTAACCCCTTAAACGGATTAGACGTCTTTGCCTCTACAGGCTGCTGCGCAAGCCATTGATCCGGACTTAATTTAGTCGGTTCTTTTTCCGCAGGTTGTTGCTGTGCTAACCACTGATCCGGACTTAACGCAGCCGCTGGTTTCTCTTCCGTTTGAGAAGCTAACCATTGATCTGGACTCATTATTAACCTTTAGTTTGTCTTACGTATGCCGCCCATTGTTCATCCGTCATTTGTGGATAATCTTTACGATTATACGTTTTTCCCGCAACCGATACAGAAGCAGGAGCCGGTGCCGTTTGTTGAGAAGTTCCAGCAGTTCTTTCTGTAGTTAGCATGCGGGTAAGAATCTTTCTATACTCAGCATCTTCAGCTTCTTGTTTTTTCTCTGGGCTTAGTTTGTTAAACTCAGGGTCAAGTATTTTTCCTTCTTTCCATTTCTGTAGCGCTGTTTGAGCAGCAACCCTAGCTCTAGCGTCCGCAGTCTCTCCTGCAGGTGTAGCAGCTGCTGTGTAAGCCGACAACACTTCAACTTCTGTGGGCTTCCTACCAAGTTTAGCCTCAAGGTCGGAGCGAATAGCGTCCATCTGTTTCATCTTAAGGTTAGAAGCTGCGTTTGCAGATGCGGCGTTGATCTGAGCAATTTGTAAGTCTTTGCGGATCTCAGCTTCTTTAGCAAACATCTCGTTAGCCGTCTTAATATCACCAGCAGCACGGGCACGCATACCAGCATCATGGACAGCGGCGGCTTCAGCAAGTTTGCCTTTGCGCTCTTCCATTTCCTTAGCAATAGCTACATCACCCTCAATATAATTCTCTAGTCCTTGAACCGTTCCAGCTAACATACCCCGTGGGTTTTGCGCTCCTTTTAAGAAAGCCTTAGCCATATTAGCTCTTTCTTTTTGCGCTTGTATTTTATCTGTGTCGGCTTGCTGGCTTCTTATGAAAGCTAATCTTTCTTCTTCGCCTTTTGAAGCACCAGGACCAAAGCCACGTTTCTCCATAGCTGCGTCGTACTCTGCTAATGCTTCTGCACGAGTCGGTTCTTTTCTAGCTGAGGTTGATTTTGACTCTTCTTTTTTCTCTGTCTTTTTTGTTGTTGGGCGCAAACTAGCTTCTCCTGTAACTTCAGCCCCAGGTAATGCAGGCGAGCCTTCAGGGAATACACCTAGTCCTCTTGCTATTTCATCTAGCTTTTCTTTAGTATATCCACCGTTATCAAAAGCAATAATGCCACCGCTTGCCATGCCCATATTCTCAAATAGCCCACCACCAGCAGCAGCTATACCAGCAATACGTTGTTTATCTTTTAATTCGTCCTCAAATACGATCCGCTCACCCTTGTCTACTTGTGGGTCTTTAATAAGCGCTTGAAGTTGTTTAACTCCAAGCTTGTCGGCTTTTTTCTCTAATTCTGGTGTAGAAATTAAAGTACCATATTTATAACCGGGCGCATCAGCAATACCGCCTTCACGCATTTCTTTAATCTGACCGCCTTCACGTCTGCCTAAATATGAAAGCGCAGCGCCACCAAGACCTGTTAATTGCTGCATTGTGCTTGGCTGTTGTTGGTAAGTAGCAGTGGTTGTTTGCTGTAGTGGTAAGCCACGTAGCATTGCGTTCATAATACCAAGCTGCATAAACGGATACTGTTGAGCCGTAGAGTAGTTAGCAATAGCCTGGTTAATCTTGTTTTGCTCAAGCGCTTGTTGTTGACCGCCCATTTGATTTTGAGCATTAATTCGTGCAAGATCCGCAGTTTGTTGTTGACCACCAATACTTGCTAATTGACCAGCACCTTGTAACCCTTGACCAAAACCCTGTAGTCCTGTTTGTAAGCCCTGTAGTCCTAATTGAGCACCAAACTGTTGTTGGCGTTGAGCGTCTTGGAATGCTTGTTGAGAACCTGTAGCAGCTATACCTTGAAGTTGGCTACCTAAAGCACGTTCGGCTTCGGCTTCCATAATAGCTTGTCGGTTTCCACCAAACGCACCTTGACCTATAGCTTGTCTAGCCCGCATTGGTCTAGCAATATTGTAATCCCGTAACGCCTGTGATTTTTGGTAGTCCACCACGTTTTGCATATACGGCGACATATATGCTTGCATAGCTCTTGGGTCTTGAGCCTGTTGTGCAAACTGTTGCCCCGCCCCTGCAGCCTGAGCACCTAAACCCATTGACCCTACAGCGCCTAAACCTGTTAAACCAGTAGCTGTTCCAAATTGTCCGGGAGTTTCTAAGTTAGCCGTCTCGCTTTGGGCTCGCATTTGCATAGGTGAAAACCCAGCAAAATAATTGTTAACGTCGGAACTGTATGGTTGATATGGACGGAAAGTCGTCATATCGTCGTTGTATATCTGCTTTTGAGCAGACTGGAGCATGTTTTCTACATAAGGCTTAGCATACTCAGGAACGTTAGTATTGTAAGAAGTAGACTGAGTAGGTTGACCACCCCCGCCGCCGCCAGAGTCTCTAAGGACGCCACCGTCGGCACACATTACCTTTTGTTTCCATCTTAAAATGCTCATAATCTAGTCCTTAAAAAACTTTTGGTACATCACACTTTGTGCTTCATAGCCACGCTTCTTAACATGTTTACTCCAGCCTGGCCTACCAATTAACTCTATGCCTGCACATCCTGTGTCTTTAGCAAACTTATCTAACAGCTCATACATCTTATCTTCGCAATACTGCATATGGTTTTCTTCTCCCGCACAATATTGAATTACTAACATCTTACACTGCGGATACTGCTTTATCTCTGTTATTACATGCCCATAAATTACTTGCTCTTCCGGGGAGAAAACAATCCAAAGCTGCATGTGTCCATTAAAAAGGAACCGTAATATGTCGTCCACTGTAGAGCGTCCTCGAGTCCATAACTCAGACTTTTGAAGATGTGGGAGTAAGCCCGGAATAGTTGCTGATATGGATCCATTTGGTATTAGACTTATCTCTAAATTCATGCGGGAAGATATTTCTCGGTTTTAACTTCTGGAGCTTGTTTTTTCTTACCAGTTCTTGCTTTGCGAATCTTGTCCATCATGCTGTAAAGCTTCCTAGCACCAGCGTCAGTAGAACCGTTGCCGAGATGAGAAACCACATCCGCAGGAACCACAAACTCCCCATCAGCCAGACGAGCAGGCTGCCTACGACCAATAGTGGCAGGAATGGAATCAGACATACCATCACCAGGACCTTTAAGCATTCTGCCACCATCTGAGTACCCTCCTAAATCTGCAATACCACCACGAGCCATTAACATAGGACTAGACCGCTCATAGGCAGGGGCTTCATCTACCATTTCAGAGCTTACTGGGCGCTGGGTAGGGGTGGCGTACTGGGTCTTGTCAATCATGCCCTGGGGGTATAGACCTCCTTGGGGGTTCATTGCCGTATTCATCATAGACATACGTTCTACAGGACCGCCAGCTTGATAGGCCTGCATAATGCCACCTTCAGCTGCTTCTTCAACATCACCTAATACTGCAGCTTTTTTAATTTCTGCAGGTTGTTTTATACCAGCTTTAGCCCTAACCTTATTAAGTCTATAAAGAGCGGCGTTGTATGCATCTAATTTTGCTGTATTGGGGTCGGTGTCAGTATAAGTACCTACGTCGGCGCCGGAGCTTCTTGGTAAATGTTGAACAATACCTCTGTTTGAAAACGCTACTGCACCACCACCTGCCATGCCATATGGTTTTAGTTTGTAGTCAGGATACTGTGCTTGATAGTATGGGTTTGGTTGAACAGGTTCTTGAGCACGGAAATTTGGAGAAATACGATCTAGCGTTGAAGACTCTTCGCCTGTAGGCAACTCTTGTTGTTCAGGAGCCATACCATAACCTTGAGCCAAAATACCGGGCGCTCCTAAAATTGCAGCTTTTTTAGCCGTGTCCATCATGCCTGTACCAAGCTTGCTGTAGTATGAAGGAGCTGGTCCACCACCTATAGTATTACCAGAACTACCAATTATTCTAGCTGCTTCTGGATTTGTCCCACCAGGTAATGATCCGGGTGCAAAAGTACTAGCTTCGTTAAATGCAGGAGTATAAACGGGGCCTTGGCCAGGAGGTACTGAGCCTAAGAAAGGATCTGTTGGGGTAAACCCGCCTGAACCAGCAGCCCCTTGACCAATAGCTTGATTAGCTGCTTCTAAAGTAGACCCAGTGGTTGCTGCTACGTTACCTGCTTGTGCGCCGCTTTGAACTAAAGCATTTGATGTGTCTCCCATGCCTGAAAACACATTAGGAGCACTGTCATATCCACCCATACCGCCAGTGATAGCACCGCCGATACCGCCAAATAAAGCACCTTTACCTACGTTACCGCCTTGCAAACCAGCGCCGAGTCCGCCAATAAGAGCTCCAGATGCAGCACCAGCTAAAAGACCAGAAGACCCCGCCAAAGCCGTACCTTGAAGGGCAGTAGCAAACATTGGGGCAGCAGCACCAGCCGTAAAATAAGTAGCCGCAGCCATGGCGACCATAGGAAGAATCTTACTTAAAAACCCAGCCTCAACCAAGCCTGTATAAGGGTTTATACTTAGATCACCCCCTTGGGCCATAGCAAGCTGGCGCAAGCCTTTAATCTCGCCTTTAGTCATATGGACTAATTCGGTGTCCGGTCCTCGACCTTTGGAAGCTAAATGTCGTGCAGCTAGTGTCAAACTCATAGGGGCCCCTTGGGGTTATTTGGTGTCAAGTTTATCATGTTGTAGTCTTTTAAACCACTGTTCCAGCAGCGTTTATCCAGTTTGTTCCGTTGTACCAAATCGGCCTGCCAATAGTTGTGTCAAAGTAGTACTGTCCTACTTCTAGCCGTTCGGTTGGTCTGTTTGCTGTAGTGCCAGATGGAGGCACAGTAACGTTTTGGGTAAAGTTATCAATTTGGTTGAAATACAAGCGTAAGGCGTTATTAAGTTGATCTATGTAGCGCTGTTGATATTCTGTAGGCGCAACCAGTAAATTGGGCGCTTTGGAGGGGCGTAATGGGGTAATAGCCATTAACGTTTTCCGTCTGGTCTAATATCAATACGGGGGCTACCTAACTGCCAAGCAACGCCTAGGGTATTTGACTCAATCCTAAAGCTCATCTGGCGAGCCCGTAGGCGGGTATAGACCTGCCCTGTAAACTCCTGCACATCATATGTATTACGGCTGGTGTAGTTCTGCGTACTAGTTATTCGTGGGTTATCTGCTGTGCCGTAAGGCGCTCCTGAGTTTTGTCGTGGACGTAAAGTCATCGTAACCGAGGGCTGGTTTGCATTAGAGCCGTTAAACGTAATGTCTGGCAAGATGCGCCAGACAAACCCAAAGTTATGTCCATCACCGATGTCAAAGTCAGAAGACTGAATGTAGGCTTCAATTGGCACTGGGGTTAATCCTGATACATCATCCACGTTAGCTTCGTGAAACAAAATACGGTTATTAACACTATCGGCTGCCATTGGAAATTGACGTAAACCTGAGTCTAGCCAAGCGGTGCGATTTATTGTGCCGTACGACCATACTCGCTCAAGGTAGTTATAGATAATATAGCTGTCAATGGAGTTGCTATTTTGTGAGCAATAAAACCACCAGACTTCGTTATACGACTCGTTAGAGCCAGCAAAGACTTGGAACGCTTGGTCTTTATTAATATCGTCAAAGACGAACTGCCACAGCGAGCAGGGTAGGGTTTCTACACGACCTGTGTATGAGAAGAACTTATCTGTACCCATCCAATAGGTAACGTTATTAATAGTGACAGCTGCATTTGGCGACATCACAGTAATGTTGTCTTGCAACAACTGAAAACCCCAGACGTAGGGTGGTCCAAGGTACTGCATAGAATAGATAGCTGCATCCGACCAAACCAAAATCTCTTGACGGGTTGAGCGAGCCAAAATAATAGACGAACCAATATTTAAGCGGTATTCGCCAGCCTGATTAGTAGCGTCTGGCACCCAGTCGAATGGGTTTTCTTGGTCTGACCAACGTACTAAAAGAGGGTCAAAGGTTGTATTAGCATTAGCAGGGTCATATGGGTTAGCCCCAAAACAAATAGCAAAACGCTGAATTGAGGAGCCAATAATTTGATTGGTTGTGTTGGGTACAAACTGCCCTGCAAAACCTGCATTAGTTGATGCGGTATTAAGTAAAAGTGCCCGTACGCTAATGCCTGTAGTGGCATCCCAATAGTAGACCGAACCACCACGGGGGGCAATTAAAAGGTCTTCACCAAAGTTGTCGTTTGTCCAAAGGCGTAACTGTTGACCAATACCCACAGTAGCAGCAGTACCCCAACCACGCACAGGAGCCACAGGCGTAGATACCACCACAGTACCACCCGAAGCTGCCGTAGATGAGGTTGTTGATGCAGTAATTGAAGCTATGCTTATTGTGTACGAATTAGCCCCAGTAACTGTTACAGGAAAGGCTTTTTGCAAAATAAGGCGGTTTATCCCGCATGGGTCAGAAGCAATACTGACAAAATACACATAATCACCCGTTGTTAAACCATGGG